GCACCTTCGCCTGTATTAGAATCTGATATTTTGACATAACCAACACCATCTGATGCTCCGTGAATGTGTAGAGGATAGTCTGGAGAAGTCGTACCAATACCGATATTGCCTGTGCTACCTTCAATGAAAAAAGCATTAGCATTGTTATCTGATTCTACTCTAAAATCAAAATCTTTTGAATCCTCATTAAATACTATAGTTCCCTGCCCTACACCACCATCAAATCCATTTATATTCAATACATTAGATGCACTATTATCTATCTGTACTTGCAATCTAAATTCACCAGCACAATCGGCTGTAGTTATATCAGACATAAATGCCGCCATTGAAACCATTGTTTCTATACTGCTATCATTGTCTCTATACCCACCAAATGAAATATATCCCAATTGCTGGTCATCTGATTGGCTGGTGCTTCCTTGTTCAAAAGCAAGGACGCCTGATTGACTGCCACTTGTATTTGAATTATGAAGAGTTAATTTAGGTTTACCTGAACCTGAATTTGTAATAGCTACATCACCATTTTCATCAATCGTAAATCTCTGCGTTCCAGCAGTCCAGAATTGTAATGCTCTATCTGCATTATCATAAACCAACCTACCATCCAAAGCACCATCAGTAGGATTGCCAAACATAACAGCCCCATCTTTTGCTTCTGGTGATAAAATTGATATTAATGAATGGTCACTATTTTCAACAGTTAATACAGTATTAGAATCACTTGCTATGCTACCAGCAGATGCTTTATGAATGTGCAATGTTTGGTCTGGAGCATCCGTACCAATTCCAATCGTATTATCTGATTTAAAGTACATCTGAGTAGCAGTTGCTTGGTCATTATATAATTTTAAATAACTATCATCAGAAGGTTGTATAAATCTCCATTTATTTGTGCCACTTCTCATAAATGCAAGCGTTGTTGCAGAACCACTTGATATTGTAGGGTTAAGTCTTAATGTGTCAGATATTTCAATATTACCATCAACTATTTCATCGTAATTACCTGAACCATCACCATTTACAGTTAAATCACCTTTAATAGTGATATCACCAGTTATTGTACCACCTGACGCTATATGTTCGTCAGTTGTTGTTATAAAAGCCATAATGTACCCCTAAGCTAAGACAGTTCTAACGGTTGCGTCTGAACTACCTTTTCTTTCCATTATTAAATATAAAGTATCCCCTAAGCCTGTAGGTATTTTTAAGGAATATAATGTGTCACCACCTTTCAAATATAAATCATTTGAAGTATTTATATCCGAATCTGTTCCTGTTGTATTAAATCTAAAATAAAAATCATTATCTGATTGTAAATGAACTGTGTGATATCCAGTAACATTAACTGCCACCCCATCTGAATCAGCAGTAACTGCAGATTGCACTTGCCAATCAGCCGCTGTGTCTACAGCTAATGATTCATGAGCTCTGTATTTTTGTAGGTTTGCCATAGTATTCTCCTATTGTAATATCTTAGCTTGCGGGGCGAGAATGCTCCCTATCTAAGATTAATTTAAACTAAATTTGGTACTTTAACAACACGGCTACCGCCAGTCTTGTCTTTCTTTCTTACGCCATATCTTTGTATAGCTTCCTTAAATCTTTTTTCATGGTTGGCACTCATAGCCATTGCTATTTGACCAGCATTTGGGTCTTGAGAAACTCCAGCCTTATCCATATATAAACATTTTTTAACATAATCAACAACAGCTAATTCTAATGCGTTATCTATATCTAAACTATCTGTTATAGCTGACACACTATTAGGCTCAGCGTAGTAATGAATTAACAATCCATCCGTTACAGCTTCTGCTATTGCTTTCCATTTTTTTCTAGCAGATGTTCTATTGTCACCTGAAGAATCTACCTTTGTTATTAAGCCAAGCTTATCACCTTCTATAAAATACATTGCTTGATTTTCTGGGTATTTAATACTACTTGCCATAATTAATCCGGTGCGTTTAGGTTAGATTCACTTGTTATATCAGCTAGTAATAAATTCTTATCAACTAACCTAGGTATTTGTATATAGTCACCATCGCTATCCATTAGATAAACTCTCATTACTTGATTAGCTTCTAATCTATTTCCACTAGAGTCAGATGCCCCATCAGCTAAATTGTAATACATTCTATCTGCAACAGTGGTTATTTTAGCGTGAACCACTTTAACTTTATGAGTACCTATTTCAACAAGTGCATCATTGATTAAATTCATTATATAATTTTCAGGTGCATCTGGGAATACCTGACGCACCCTACTGATTAATTTCTTAACTGTTATCGAATGAACAGCCATTAGACTCCACCATCATCACATACTGCGAAAACCATAGCCTGTATATTCCCAGAAGATGAATCTGCGTGAACATCATTTATTTCAGTATTTCCAAGCCTAGCATAAAAACATTCATTTGGCTTTAATATAACATCTCCTACAGTAGTCCCAGTTGCGGCTCCACTTGCTATATTAATATGAAGATTCGCAGTTGTAGTTGTAGAGCCATCAGTAGTCCCAGTGTGTTTAACAAATAAAAAAACAATGTCATCATCACTGTTAACAGTAGCCGTTGCACCTTCTTCTGTAGTACCTTGACCTAAGAAAGGAACAGATGCCAACAAAGCATCTTCATAGCTACTTCCAACTATAGTTAATGAATAAGTCCATTTATTATTGTCTCCTACTTCATTTAAATCATAAACAGTTGTCCCTCCAACTGATGTTTTAATTTCATCTGGTAAAAGCGATGCTGAAACATTTACCGTTGCTTTATCAGCCGCCATCTTATCCCCCTTGTCCTATTAATATTTGTAAGCCTTTGTCGTAATCGGCTTGTAATTTTGCTTGTTGTTTTTCATACCAAGCATACTGAGCTGTATCAACAGCCAACCTTGTTTGCGCCTCATTTGAGTATGCCTGAGCTATTGCTATTTTTGCCTGTATTTCAGATGCATATGCTTGAGCTGATGCAACATATCCTTGAGCAGATTGTAAGTAAGCTCCAGCAGTCCCAAGATATCCTTGAGCCGCTTGTCCATATGTGCTTGCTACTCTTGAGTAACCAGCTCCATTTTGTATATATCCATTAGCAACCGATATTTGCGCTTGAACCTGTTGAACCCTAGCTGATACTTCACCTATATAAGCCTGAACTTCTGATGCTGATGCATTAGCTTCGGCTAAGTAAGCATTACCAACGCCAACCCTAGCTTGAGCTTCTTGATAGTATGAAGATTGTATCTTAATACTAGACTCAACTTCTTGAACTTTTTGGCTTATATTAGCTTCATACTGTTGAACCTCTTTATTAATATCAGATGCGTATTTATTTAGTTCTGCAGTAAATTTTGAAACCAAATCTTTGTTATTTGATATAGTAGCTTGCATTGCCTTTGTTTTATTTTCTATATCTAATACTTGGTCTTGGGCTTTATTAAATTTATCAACATCTGTAGCTTGCCTTGCTTCTTGTCTGGCATCTTCAGCGTCTATATTTGCTTGGTTTATTGCTTTTTGTAAATCTGTATTATGCTTAGCTAACTCAGCTTTTATATTAGCATCATATCTAGCATTCTCTTTATTGAATTCATTTAATTCGTTTTGTATATCTAATTGATATTGTTGTAAACTATCTGATTCTGTTTTAGACCAAGCTTGAAAAACATTACCAACTTCTAATTGATACCTACTTAACTTTCTAGAATACTCTTCAACTTCTGTATTAACTTGAGATTGGTATGACCGAACTTCGTTTTGAAATTTTTGTAATTTATTATTATTATCAGCAATTAACCTTTCCATATCTTTAGCTTTATTAGCTAAGTCAAGTGCTTGGTCTTGAGCTTTGTTAAATTTGTCAATGTCAGTTGTTTGTCGTGACTCTTGTTGTAATTCTTGAGTTACGGAATTAAGGTTATTAATAGCAACTTGTAAATCTCTATTTGCCTTTTCTGTAGCTTCCTTAAATTCCATTTGGTATCTAGCATTTTCTTTATTAAATTCATTTTGCTCATTGGCTATGTTGGCATTGTATTCAGCTATTTGCACTTGTAATTGTGATATTTTAGTTTGAGCTAATTCAATATCTTCATTATCATCTAAATGAGAATTAACTTTAGCAAAGTCTAAAGCAACAGAAGGTTTGGTAAACGTTGGAGCACTTGAAGAAACATCTAAAATTGCATCAGCATCCCCGCCACTACCATAAGATATAGGAGAACTTGACATAATAGCTGTTGTTATAGCCGCCGCACTAGCATCAGAATTTGATGCGTCTGTATAGGATATTGTACTTATTGCTGGCGCAGTAGGAGCGATAACAGATATTGAAAGTTCACCCGGGTCACTATCTCCAAATGGGTTTTTATTACTATTATCTTCATAAAAAGTATTAAAAGAAACTCTTGTAGTTAAACTAGGTTTACTGTAAGTTGGGACATCTCCACTTATATCAGCTTTTGCAACGGTAGAAACTGTTATTGCACCAACTGCTGTTGCTGAAGCATTCGAATTAGAAGCATCAGAATATGAAACAGTTCCTAAGGATGGTGCACTAGGAGCTACTGCACTAATATTAAGGTCTCCTAATGATATAGCACTTGGCACAGCGGCTCTTGCTTGGGTAATTGGAGATGTTGTAGTTGAGCTAACTTCAGCGGCGACTTCATCAAATTCATCATTAGCAAGTTGAACTGCTGTATTTATTCTTCCAGCCGCAGTAGCTATAGCCGCTGTAGCAGTATCTATTCCACTATCTACAAGAGAAACAGCTTCTGCTAATTCAGCGGTAGCTTTATCTAACTCAGCATTATCTAAGTCTCCTTCAGCCGCCATCTTATCTATTTCTGTATTTGCTAATCCAATTTCAGTTAATGCGCTATCTGAAGATGAATTTATAATTGCAATTTCAGTATGCATATTATCAGCTATTGAAATAGTCTCATCTAACTCTGTATTAATAGCTGTTAATGACGTTGTTATATCTGAGTTTGAAACCTTATTACCTAAAACATTTTGCAATGATTTTATTGATGCATACAATGGTATTAAGTATTCTGCTTCATCTGGGAATCTAGTTACAGAGCTATCTCCATAAGCAACCGCAGGATACGCCAATGTTTGAACCTGAGCATTATTTGAATTGGTTGGTTCAGGTATTACACTTAATGTATTATTAGTTATATAATAAACAGGGTCTGTTGCTGAAGCCGCATTCATATCATCTGAATCACTAGCCCTTCCACTCATGTTTGCAGGTATCAACCTACAAGGTTGATTTATTGTTCCATCATCTCTTGTTACATTAAATATTTCAGAACCACCTACAGTTAAATTAACACTACTAGCATTTAATGAGGTAGCTGTTGTATATAAAACTTTCTTTTCTAACGGAAGAACATTTAAAACTTCTTTTGCGCCATCAGTAAGAAACTGTGTTAATTCAGTTTGTGTTGGTGCACTACTTCCATCTATTGATAAACTTGTTAAACCCTCTACTTGTGCTTCAAACGTAGCCATTAATTAACTCCCGCTTGTTTAATTCTTTCTTTCCAAATTTTATTCTGTCTCTC